AACACCAACAACAGAAGGAGACGAAGTGGACAACACCGTCACAAACGCGGAAACCGTCGAGACGGTCGAAGCTGCTCAGTCAACAACAGCCGCAGCGAAGCCAATCGTAGGCGGATCATTCACTAAGCCACGCTTGGAGTTCACAGCTGCCAAGTACGTGGAAAACACAATTCGCGCAGCGATGGGCGACGATCAAGCTCGCCAGTACGTTCTCGCAGCGGACAACACAACAGATAACGCGGGTCTAGTACCTACTCGCCAGATGGCCGAGGTCGTAAACGGACTTTCAACAACTATCCGTCCATCGATCGACGCGATCTCTCGCGGAACTCTTCCAGATGCGGGCATGACTTTCGAGATCCCTAAGATCACGCAAGCTCCTACAGTGGCAGTAACAGCCGAAGAAGGAACTCCGTCAGATACAGATCAGAACTCAGCTTTCATCACTGTAGACGTTAAGAAGTTCGCGGGACAGCAGACTTTCAGCGTGGAACTCTTGGATCGTACTTCTCCAGCGTTCTTCGATGAGCTAATCCGCAACATGGCAGCAGCTAAGGCCAAGGCGGAGAATGCTTACGTAAATGGTCTACTAATCTCAGGCGCAACAGCAGACGGAACGACTACGACTACTTATCCAACAGCTGCAGAGCTTCTTGGAATTATCTCTCGCGGAGCTGCTTCTGTTTATGCGGCTACAGCTGGACTTCCACGTCCATTCGCGAAGTCACTTATCGCATCGACTGGCCAATGGGCTAACTTGATGACACTTAACGATTCAGGACGTCCAATCTATAACGCTTCACAGCCAAGCAACGCTGGCGGCGTTGTTCGTCCAGATTCACTAGTAGGCAACGTCGCGGGCTTGGATCTATTCGTAGACCCAACTAACGCGGGCGATGGCGACGGAACTCTTCTCGTCGTTAACCCAGACGCTTACACATGGTACGAAGGACCTACTTTCCGCCTACGCGCGGACGTAATCGCTTCTGGCCAGATTACTGTCGGCTACTACGGTTACGGCGCACTAGCGACCAAGATCGCAGCTGGCGCGTTCAAGAATAACAAGCAGTAATCCGAATAAATCAGACATCGACTGGTTCGCTCCCGAGCTAGTCGAGTAGTAGAAGGGAAGAGCTAATGCCAGCAATTATTACAGCTTCACAGCTGCGATCCGTCCTAGGCGTTAGCTCTTCTCTCTATTCGGACTCTTATCTCGATGACATTATCGACACAGCCGAGCAAGCTATTCTCCCGCTGCTCATTCAGAACTCGACAGCTGTAATCGAGTACGAGCTAGAAGCTAACGTCGCAAGGTTTTACACTCGACGCGAACACCCTTTCGTCGTAGGACAGTCGATCGTCGTTACTGGACTTCCAGCTCCATTTACAGCCACTCACACTCTTACAGTCGTTACAGATTCTTCATTCTCGGCGGCTCTTACATCGACGGACGTAACACGTCGCCAGATCATTCCGAACGGCATGGCAACACTTAGCGGCTATTCAGCTGCGACTCTCTACGTGGGTAACGCGTCGATCGAGTCCGCTATCTATGCCGTAGCCATCGAAGTCTTTCAATCTCGTACAGCTGCGGGCGGTCAGATCGAAGGTCTCGACTTCGCTTCGAGTCCCTATCGCATGGGGCGCAGCCTCTTAAATCGCGTCGTGGGCCTCTTGGGTAATTACATCGACGTCGACACGATGGTCGGATAATGACAGCAAGTTCCATTTTAACTAGCGTCCGCACTCCACTAAAGACAGCGATCCAAGGAGTAGCGGCTAACACTTACGACTCAGTCCCAGAATCGCCTATCGTTCCATTCGCGGCAATCGTCCCGAATACGCCTTACCTACAGCCGAGCTTCTTGGGAAAAGGTAACGTCAAACTAAAAGTCAATTTAGTAATGACTGTAGGAGTCGCGATCTATGACAATCAGAGCGCACTCGACAACATGGAGAAGCTCGTAATTAGCATTCTGGCGGCTATTCCGTCAGGGTACGAAGTCGGAGACGTATCGAATCCGATCCCGTTAAACATAGGCGCGTCCGAGATTCTCGCTTGCGAGATTCAGCTCTCGACCTATTACACCCAAACAAACTAAGGAGAAAAAATGGCCACGACCGTCATTACTGGACGCGATCTCGCTATGACGATCGCGACTAAGAACTACGACGAGCAAGCGACAAGCGCGACGCTTTCAGCGGACGTCACTATCGAAACTTACGACACTCTTTACTCGAAGGCTTATAAGTCGATCGATTCACAGTGGACGTTCGATGTCGAAATGCTCGCAGACTGGGGCGCAGCAGATTCACTCTGTGAAGCTCTATGGACAGCTGCAGAATCAGCTCCTAACACAGCTCTAGCGGTATCGCTTACAGCTGTAACAGGCGCAGTCTTTAGCTTTAACGTTCTGCCAATCTTTCCAAGCGTGGGCGGATCATCGCCAGACGCTCAGACTGTTAGCATGAGCTTTACAGTCGTAGGAACACCTACAGAGACATTCAGCTAAGAATTAAGATCGGGAGCAAAAATGAAACTAAACATCGAAGTCGAATACTTCTCGGGAGAGGTCGCTACTTATGTAGCGGCTTCTCCAGAGTGGTCTAAGTGGGAAAGTAAAACAGGGAAGACTATCCAGCAAGCCGAATCGATCGGAGTTAACGATCTTCTATTTCTTGGTTATAACGCCATGAAGCGCGAAGCAGCGGGAACTCCTATAAAGCCTTACGAGGTCTGGATCGAAACAGTCGCGGAAGTTAAGGCCAGTTCTGCAAACCCAAAAGCTATCCCGCTGGAAGCTTAAATCGGCTTATCGTCGAGCTAGCCATCGCGACTCAAATCCCGATGAGCGAGTGGCAGACAGCGGAGCAGATACTTACAGCGATCGAGATTCTGGAGAAACGTAATGGCAAGTAAGAAAGGCGTCTACTCGATAGAAGTCGAGCCAGCTGCGCTTAAAAACTTGATCCAGACCCTTAATCTCCTAGATAAAGAAACACAGAACGAGATTCGCGACGCAGCTCTTCCACTGTCTAAGCGTCTGGCGGGCCAGTTATTCCAGTTCTCGCAGAGTGCGCCAGCTCCACAGACTAAGCTCGTAGCTCAGACGATTACAGCCAAGCGCGATCGTCTTATTCGCGTAGACATCGGCGGTCCTAAGAAGGTCGGTCGCAAGTACGGCGGAGAAGCTTCTAAGAGCGGTAAAGGAGCGAAGGTTCGCCAGAATGCAGCTCCAGCGGGCGCGCTTCTATGGGGAACAGAATACGGCGGCGGGCGCGGTACGGACTCACTTGGTCGCGTATACACAGACAGATTCAAGGCTCCACGCAATAAGCGCGGCTACTGGATCGCTCCAGCTGTTGACTATTACACGCCTATAGTCTCGAAGGAATACATAGACATAGTTCAGTCCGTAATTAAGAAAGCAGGTCTCGACTAATGGCTGGCATTCCAAAAGTAAAGATAACTTTCGACGCGGACTTCGACGAACTTAAAAAGGGCGTCAAGGGCGCGACTAATGAAGTCGAAAGCTTCGGTAGCAGAGTCGCGGATTTCGGTAAAAAAGCAGGAGCAGCATTCGCCATCGCTGGCGCGGCAGCTGCGGCCTATGCTGGAAAGCTTCTAGTCGACGGCGTTAAAGCTGCAATCGAAGACGAAGCGGCCCAAGTTAAGTTAGCGACCTCTTTACAGAACGTAACTGGCGCGACTAATGCCCAGATCGCAGCTGTCGAAGAACAGATAACTAAGACCTCACTTCTTACAGGACTTACAGACGATCAGCTTCGTCCGTCGCTTGATCGGTTAGTTCGATCTACTAAGAACGTCGAAGAAGCGCAGAAGCTTCAGAATCTAGCTATTGACATCGCAGCGGGAAGCGGTAAATCGCTCGAAGCTGTAACTAATGCTCTGGCGAAGGGTTACGAGGGCAATACTGCCGCACTTGGAAAGCTGGGCGTAGGTATCAGCGCGGCCGAACTAAAGACCATGTCTTTCGATCAAGTGACCGCCAGACTAGCTTCGACTTTCGAGGGACAAGCCAGTCAACAGGCGGACACGTTCGCGGGAAAGATGCAGCGGCTTAACGTCGCATTTGATGAAGCGAAAGAGACTGTCGGATCTTACGTCCTTACAGCTATTACTCCGCTGGTCTCGGGAATCGTTAATAACGTCATTCCAGCTGTAGCAAACTTCGCCAGCACTTTAGGCGAGAAGCTTGGGCCACAGTTCGCATCAATCGCGACGTTCGTTAAAGAAGATCTTATTCCAGCCTTTACGGCTTACTGGTCGTTCTTGGTCGACGAGTTCATTCCAGCGATTCTCGAAATTGTAGGCCCAGCCATTAAAGGACTCTTTAACGCGTTCGAAATTATCAAGAAGTCAATAGCCGAAAACTCAGAAGAGCTAAAGCCATTCTTCGCGCTTCTAAAGGCTATCTGGGAATTCGCTAAGACTTATCTAGCTCCTATTTTTGGCAACGTATTAAAGTTCGCTTTCGAAGCTGTGGCGACTGTCGTAACCGTCTTAATTAACGGCTTCTCGCAGCTATCCAAGTTTATCGGCGACGCTTACGATGCGATCGTTAAGTTCGTTAACTTCGTTCGGAATAACTCGATCGTTAAGGGAATCGGCGGAGTCATCGATGGCATCTTCGGCGGAGCTAGAGCTAACGGCGGTCCAGTAAGTTCTGGTAAATCTTACTTAGTCGGAGAACGTGGCCCAGAGCTATTCGTTCCAAGCGGCTCGGGTAACATCATTCCGAACTCTGCTATGGGTGGCGGGACTGTCATTAACTTAACCGTTAACGGCGCACTCGACGCAGAGGGCACAGCCCGCACTATTGTAAATCTGCTCAATCGCTCAAACGCTCGCGGAACTCTGGGAGCTAATAGACTGGCCTTTAGCTAATGAGCCAGTGGCTTCCAGTCTGGTCCGTTCTCATCGATGACGTCGAGTATCGGAATGTAACTCTTGCGAATCTGGCTATCCAGTCTGGGCGGACCGACATCTACAGCCAAGCGGTCGCGGGTTACTGTAACGTCCAGCTAATCAACTTGGACGCATCGCCCATCGTGGCAGACATTAACTCGTCGATAACTATTTACGTTCAGAACTCAACAGCTACGCCAGTGGCTATCTTCGGCGGAAGCATTACAGACGTCATCGTAACGGTGTCATCTTCTGGATCTAATGGCTTTACGCAGACCGTCACTCTTACAGCTCTCGGAGCTTTATCTCGCTTACCTAAGATTCTTACAGAGGGCGTCTTATCCAAGGATCTCGACGGAGTTCAGATCTACAGCATTCTCGAAGGACTGCTTTACGGTGCTTGGAATGAAGTCCCAGCGGCTTTAACGTGGGCAGCTTATCCAGCGACTACGACATGGGCTAACGCAGAGAATAGCGGACTAGGCGAGATCGACGAAGGTAATTACGAGCTTACAGATCGCTCGGCAGAAGTTACGGACGCTTATTCCCTTATCGCAGCTCTGGCGACTTCTGGACTTGGCTACATCTACGAGGACGGTCTCGGACGTATCGGCTACGCAGATTCGACTCATCGAGGACTAGAACTGGCGACGAATGGTTACGTCGAGCTATCAGCGGCCGAAGCTCTATCTAATGGCCTAGAGACTGCCAAGCGCGGCGGCGACGTGCGTAACCTAGTTACGATCACTTATAAAAACGGCCAACAAGTAACGGACTCAGATCCAGACTCGATCGCCATCTATGGCTCACTAGCTCAAAACATCGAAACAACTCTAGAACACGTCGCGGACGCTACGTCCCAAGCTGCGTTCTATCTGGCTCTTCGCGCTTATCCGCGAGCTAACTTTAACGCGATTACTTATCAGCTTGGAAGCCCTAGCGTGGCAGACGATGATCGCGACGACTTGATCGGCGTCTTTATGGGAATGCCAGTAAACATCTCTGGACTTCCGTCAAACATGGGAACGAATTACCAAGGCTTCGTAGAAGGCTGGGCCTTTAGTGCGGGCTATAACTCACTAGCTCTCACTCTTTACGTTACGCCGATTTCGTATTCTCTCGACGCGTTCCGCTGGAATAACGTTCCCGCTTCCGAGAGATGGAACACTGTTAGCCCTACACTTACTTGGCTGGACGCGACAGTCGTCGCATAAAGGAGATAAAGCATGGCAACTACTACGCCGAATTATGGCTGGACTGTTCCGACTTCGACCGACTTGGTCAAGGACGGAGCTACAGCTATCGAGACACTGGGAGACGCTGTCGACGCGACTGTGTTCGCTAATGCGAACGCCGCGATAAATAAAACAATAGTCGACGCTAAGGGCGATCTAATCGCTGCTACTGCTTCCGATACTGTCGCTCGCTTAGCTGTGGGAGCAAATGACACTGTGCTTATGGCAGACTCAACAGCTGCAACCGGTCTAAAATGGGGAACGATCGCAGCTGGTGGAATAACACAATTAGCGACAGGATCTCTTTCGGGTTCTAGTGTGTCTATTACTTCAATTAGTGGAAGTTATAAAAATCTTTATTTATTAGTTACTGGAGCGAGTGCTTCGACTGCAACTTATCCACGACTTACTCTTAACTCGGATTCGGGAATGCAGCAGAACGGTTTTAATGGTCAAGGAAACGCGACTTCTACTTATAGTTACATCTTGCCAATCGGAGCAGGAGCGCGCACAATGAACGCAGCGAACGCGCAAGCTACTTTCTGGGTGACAGTTTATGATTACACCCGAACAGGAACGATGAGAACTTATACAACACAGGCGGGTTATAAAGACACAGACATAGGCGACTCGTCTACTATTTTCGGCGGAGTCTGGCAAAATACTGCTAACGCGGTTACAAGCATACAAATCGAAGTGAACGCGGGTTCTTGGGACGCTGGCACTTATACACTTTACGGAGTCTCATAATGACAAATCCTATAATCGTCGTCCATAATGCAGAAACTGGCGAAATTATCGAGCGTGAAATGAACGCCGAGGAATTAAGTAAGCGGGAAATCGCAGAAGCAAAAGCAGCAGCGCAAGCAGCAGCCGAAGCACAGAAAGCGGCGGATAAAGCCGCTCTTCTAGCCAAGCTTGGCATTACCGAAGACGAAGCGAAGCTGTTACTTTCATGAAGTATCCAGTCGGAACAGCTGCGGCAGTCGTCGACATAGCACTGGCGGAAGTCGGTACAGTCGAAGAAGGTAACAATCTTACGAAATACGGAAAGTTCACTAAGGCCGATGGTTTACCTTGGTGCGGATCTTTCGTAAATTGGTGTTTCCACGAAGCGGGCGTAAAGCTTCCATCGATGGTCTCTACAGCTGCGGGAGCGCATAAGCTTAAAGAAGTAAGTCGCTGGGTAGATGCAGAGCCTAAGATCGGCGATCTTGCATTTATGGACTTTCCGCATGATGGCGTCGACCGTATTAGCCACATCGGAATCGTCGTCGGAGTCAAGGCGAAGACTGTTATCACGATCGAGGGAAACACTTCTGGAACTGGCGATCAGCGTAACGGCGGAATGGTAATGATTAAAGAGCGGGCATTCGGGAGCGGTAAAGAGATCGTAGGCTTCGGACGACCTAAGTTCGTCGCCTATGCTGGCGATTATCCGATCGTCGAAGTACCTACTCAATCGGCAGCGAAGCCGAAGAAGGAGAAAACTAATGGCAAACTTAAAACCGTTACTCGCAAGCTGGGCGCGTAGCTTCGCAGCTGCGTCTCTTGCTGTTTACATGGCGGGCGTAACAGATCCTAAGGCGATTCTTACGGCTGGTTTAGCCGCTGTTCTACCTGTAGTTCTGCGCTGGCTAAATCCTAAAGATGCAGCTTTCGGGTTACAGGGGAAGTGACTCGGAAACTACTCGCGGGAAGTCTGGCCTTAATCCTTTCGGCTGGGCTTTCTGCGTGTGGTTATCAGGGCTGGATTCGCTATGAGTGCCAAGCTTACGAAAACTGGTCGAAGCCAGAATGCCAAGAGCCACAGTGCGTCCCTACTGGAACATGCACTAGCGACGTCCTTGGAGAAGAAGCTCCATCGCCCAGCCCGACGCCGTAGCCCAGAAGAAGTCCACGCCCAGCTTATTCTCATAATCGGCGCGACTTTAGCGTTCGTCTTTCTAATCGTCACTCTTGGCATTACCTATGCGCTTATCTTCGTGACACAGCCGATCGGAGCGCAAGCTCCTAACGATGCGGCCTTTATTGATCTTCTAAAAACTCTGGCGATCTTCTTAACTGGATCACTGGGCGGAGTGCTGGCGGGTAATGGGTTGAAGTCCAAGCCGAAGCCAATCGACACGCCGATAGCCACGCGGGAATCTTGACCTATTAGCGTTCTTGCTTCACTCTTTACATCGGGAGCGCGAACGTCGCTCCCAGTATCGGGAGCAAGTAATGAACGAATTATCGATTATCGTAATGATGCTAATAGCTGGCATTCTCTGGTCAGCGATGAGCTACTCAGTAGGCTATAAAGAAGGCCAGCGAGAAGGCTTTAAGCGCGGCCGAGCTATCTCACGTCACGCAGCTAAGGACGTGCGCTAATGAGCTTCTTAGACAATTATGAAGACGTCGCAGCTCGTATCGCCCGCCTATGGGTCACGCACCCTACAGCTAGGGTTCAGACTAACATCGTGGATTTTAACGCCGAGAAGGGCTATGTCCTTATCCAAGCCCAGATCTTTCGCGAGTACGAGGATCTACACCCATCGGCCACAGATTACGCATTCGGCAACGTGGCGACCTATAACGTCAACATGAAGAAGTTCTTCGTCGAGGACACTGTTACATCTGCAATCGGTAGAGCTATCGGATTACTACTCGGCGCAGATAAGCGTCCGACTCGACAGGACATGGAGAAGGTCGAGACTGTCAGCGCGAAGGTAGCGAACTCGACGGCGGACGATTACGATCCGTGGACCAAGAAGTTCGGCGACGTGCCAAGCTATAAGACGGCGGAAGAAGCCGAACAGAGCGGCATTCCTAGCCTTGGATCATCGATGGACGAGATTAAGAAGCAGCTTGGCGGAGAGCTAGTGGCAGAAGCTCCACAGTGCAGCCATGGTCATCGAATCTGGAAGCAAGCCCACGAAGGCGCGCCTAAGAACTGGGGCGGATACTTCTGCACAGAACGCACTAAGGCGACGCAGTGCGCTCCCGCTTGGTACGTTCTAGCCAGCGATGGCAAGTGGAAGCCACAGGTCTAAAGATGAGCAGCTACATCGAACTTCTAAATCCTCAGACTAAGACTGGAAAACTTCTCCAAGATGGCGAAGTAATTGCAGAGTATAAAGTCGAGCAGTGCGACAGCTGTAGCAAGTGGACCAAGCTAGACGCTTTCGGGTATACCAAGGGCCAAGGCGGCGAGAAGCTAATCTGGCTCTGTGGCGGCTGTCGATGAAGATTAAGCCCACGATCGAGGATAAAGTCCTAGCTCATACGGTGGCACTTGAACGCATCGCCGAGATCTACGGACAGCCAGACCATTCGAGTCGATACGACAGACGCTTAGGCTTCCACGATTACGTCGCACAGGTAGCCGAGTCAATCGTCGCGGAAATCTTGGTAGCTCGTTACTTGGGTTACGTCGATTTCGATCCTAGAGCTTCACGCTTTAAGGAGACGGCAGACGTCGGCTCGAACATCGAAGTTAGATGGACGCGCTACGAGAATGGCCAGCTCATCGTCTACGAGAATGATCGAGTTACAGACGTGGCGATTCTGGTCGTCGGCACTAGCCCTAATTACAGACTCGCGGGCTGGATACCTGTAGCCATGGCCAAGCGGCCTAAGTATAAGAACTCTAAGCAGCCTACTTGGTGGGTAGACCAAAAGAATCTACAGCCGATCGAGAATCTAAAAGGGAGCAACTATGGACAAGCTGCGCTATAAATGCCGAATGTGCAAGAAGGACACAGATCAACTCATTCGTGTAATTACAGATAATCTTCCAGAAAACGTTAAGACGATCCAGTGCTGCGTTTGCTCGACGATGACAGTGGCACTAGTGGGAGAAGCTAATGGCGACGTATGAATACCGCTGTGAAGTGTGCAGTAAAGAGCTAGAGATACAGCTTCCCATCGAGGACACACTAGCTAGAGATCCTTACTGTGAGAACTGCACTGTTCCGATGAAGCGGGTTTACTCGTTAGGTGGGATCGTGTTTAAGGGTAATGGCTGGGGCGGTAAGCCATGAAGATTCTCAATTTATACGCTGGAATCGGTGGAAATCGAAAACTATGGGGCGAACATCACGAAGTTACAGCTTTAGAGTTCGATCCGCGTGTAGCTGCTGTGTATTCGGATCTATTTCCTAATGACAGAGTAGTGGTAGCAGATGCTCACGATTATCTTCTACATCATTACGCAGATTATGACTTTATCTGGTCTTCTCCACCATGCCCAAGCCACAGCCAAATGCGTAAGAACATGAGCGTGGGAATCATGGGAGCTAAGCCACTATTTCCAGACATGAAGCTTTACGAAGAGATTATCTTCTTACAGCATTACTTCAAGGGCTACTGGGTAGTCGAGAACGTTAAGCCTTATTATGAGTTCTTGATACAGCCTAGCTTCACACTTGGACGCCACCCTTACTGGTCTAACTTCATGGTCGAAGCTAAGCATTACGAAGCCGATGGAATTAAAGCTGTCGGAGCTGCGAGCAAAATAGCCGAGAGATTCGGTTACGATCTCGATAATTACAATCTTCCAGATAAGAGAAAAGCTCTTAGAAATGCAGTTAACCCAGAGATGGGCTTACACATTCTCAGAACTGTAGAGGGTTTACTATGAAGAAGTTATCCACAGACTTAATCCACAGCCTGTTGAACACGCCCAAGAACACGCTCAGACTTGCGCGGTATTTGACAGCCGCGTTACCATCTCTTCGCTTGAAGCGAGCCGCTATCGCGGTTAGCTCGCTAGAGCGCAAGAGAGGTTTAGGGGCGGCTATTGCCTTAACGGCAACGCTTTCAATAACGAGCATTCCAGAAGCAACAGCTAAAAACTATTCAATAGATCATCTAAAGCTTTACGCACATTCGAGGATTCTTGACTATAAAGAGTTCCAATGCTTTAACAAGATCATAACTAAGGAATCCCGCTGGAACTACAGAGCGAAGAACGGAAGTCATTTTGGACTAGGACAGATGCGTTCGCAGCATTACAGAGACCTAGATCCTTATCGCCAGATAGACGCCACGCTTCGTTACATTACAGTTCGTTATCAGACAAGCTGCAAGGCGTGGGCTTTCCATCAAGTTAGGAACTATTACTAATGACTCTACACTCACAGCGTAAGAGCAACTCTACACAATGGAAGAAGCTTCGCTTACGAATCCTCAACAGAGACGGCTGGATCTGCTTCTGGTGTGGAAGTGAAGCGAACACGTGTGACCACGTGATTCCAGTGGCTAGAGGCGGGTCAGATGACCCAGACAACTTAGTCGCAGCATGTAAGCGATGTAACTTTAGTCGTCAAGATCGACTTCCAGAAGAGATGGATCTGGTCAAGAAGAAGGTGGGTGGAATTTTTTATGATACGAGTTCCACCGCCACTCTCTCCCGCGGTCTTCTTTCACCACCAAACGACTCGATAAAGCATGAATAGCCACGCAGAAGCCTCGAAAGGTACAGAGACGGCTCAAATGGTCTCAGATCGGCTCACATCGGCTACCGAGAGAACCACAGGACTCTATCTAGGCTCTCCAACTCCCAGAATCCACTCAAAACTCCTAGATCTACCGACTCGCGGACAGGATTTAATCGATTTCGCCGATTCGATCAAGCTTCCGCTTCTTCCTTGGCAGCGATGGGTCGCTTTAGAAGCTCATCGCTATAAGCCCGATGGTCGCTGGGCGCACCCGCTTGTTACGGTCGTCGTAGCTCGCCAGAATGGTAAAACTACGCTTATGAAGATCCGCGCTTTAGCTGGTCTCTTCTTATGGCATGACGGACTCCAGATCGGAACAGCTCATCGACTTACTACATCGCTGGAGACTTTCCGAGACATCGTTAACATCATTGAAGAGAACGAACATCTGGCCAGACAAGTAAAACGAATCCGCTGGGCGCATGGCTCAGAAGAGATCGAGCTTAAATCCGAGTTCGGCGGCGGTCGGTACATGGTTAAAGCTGGCGGCTCAGCTGCTCGCGGTATTTCTAAACCCGAGACCGTCTTCGTCGATGAGACCCGAGAGCTTAAAGACGAATCCACTTGGGCATCGCTTCGCTATACCATGATGGCCGCGAAGTCGCCGCAGCTCTGGACGCTATCGAATGCGGGAGATCAGCACTCGATCGTTCTTAATCAGCTGCGCGAGCGTGGAATGAGCGCGGCCAAGGGCGACGACATCGCTTACTTCGAGTATTCGTCTAACTACGAGAAGATCGACGATTCGCCCGCGTTCTGGAAAGGCGCGGCGATGGCGAACCCAGCACTCGGCCACACTATCCACATCGATAACATTCGGGCCGTTCTTAACGATCCGCCAGATGTCGTAAAAACAGAAGTTCTCTGTAGATGGGTCGCCACGATCTCGGCAGCTATTCCCGCCGAAGAGTGGAATCAGTGTGGAGAAGAAGGCTTAGAGCTTGATCCAGAAAAGACGACTTGGCTGGGCATCGATGTAAGTCCTAATCGTCGCGATGCTGCATTAGTGGCGGCTCAACAGATCGATGACGAGCGATTCTTCGTCAAGCTGTTACACACTTGGCATAACCCGATTAACTTGGACGATAAAGCGATCGCGAACGACATCGCTCCCTATGTCAAACAGTATCCAGTCGAGACAGTGGCTTATTCTAAGAGAACAGCTTCGGCTATTGCAGCTCGTCTAGTTCCAGCGGGTATCCCAATCTCGGACATCGACGGCGCACTGTATGGCCAAGCTTGCGACGAATTGTTAGGAGCGATCACATCGAAGCGATTAAGACACGATCCGAAACAGACAGAACTCTCGAAACAGATTCTCTCAGCTGCGAGACTTCCGTTCGGCGATGGTGGCTGGACTATCGGGCGGAGAGCTTCACAGTCGACTGTCTGCGCGACGGTTGCGACTGCACTCGTCACTCACTACGCGACACGCCCGCCGATGGATCTTGACATCATGGTCGGATAGATGTAAAGGCTTCTCTAGAATTGGGACATGGGATTCTTCGATCTATTTACGCCGACGGTTAACGCGGCGTCTCCAGCTGCGTCGATTAGCATCGAAGCGGCCGAATCGCTATACCCAGTTAATACTCTTAACTCTCTTGGCGGCTATTACTTTATGGGTAATCAGACCGCTACACGTACGGAAGCGATGGGCGTTCCAGCTTTAGCTCGCGCGCGTAACATCATCTGCTCGACTATCGGATCTTTCGACATGCACACTCGCAACGTCGCAACAGGCGAAAGAGTGCAACAGCCGCGTGTCATAAATCAGCCAGACCCGCGAATCGCAGGATCGGCGTTCTGGTCATGGCTTGCCGAAGACATTCTCTTCTATGGTTATGGCTATGCGCGTGTAATGCAACGCTACGCGGACACAGGTCGCATTCAAGCGATGGAACGAATCGATCCTCTTCGCGTAACTGTTACGACTAACGGCAACGGAACAGAGATCGACGGTTACTCTGTCGATGGAATGCCAATCGATCCAAGCGAACTGGTCGTCTTTACTGGACTCGATGAAGGAATCTTAAATCGCGCTGGCCGCACTATTCGCGCAGCTTCGGCGTTAGAGAAAACAGCTTACGACTTCGCAATCAATCCAAATCCACAAACAATTTTAAAAAACTCTGGAGTCGCGCTTCCAAAAGATCGCGTAGCTGCACTTGTAGCCGCATTTAAGAATCGCACTTCTAAAGCTGTTACATTCTTGAACGGTGACGTGTCGATCGAGACTGTCGGTTACGATCCTAAGAACTTACAGCTCAATGAAGCCCGCGGCTACTTGGCTCTGGAACTGTGTAGGGCCGCAGGACTTCCAGCTTATTTCGCAAGTGCAGAACCGAACAGCTTTACTTACTCGAATGCTGTATCGGAAAGACGTTCTCTTATTGATTATTCGCTGCGTCCACTTATGACAGTGATCGAACAGCGTCTATCTTTATCGGACTTTACTCCCTTGGGCCAAGACGTAAAGTTCGATCTAGATGATTTCTTGCGTGGCAATCCTTACGAGCGCGCGCAAGTTTACGAAATCCTAAATCGAATCGGCGCGATGAGCATCGATGAAATCCGCGAAGAAGAGGATCTACTTCTATGAAAATCACTACACCAATGAACATCACAGCGGCAGATTCTAACTCGCGCACTATTAGCGGGCGCATCGTCGCATTCGAAGAAGCTGCGAACGCATCGACTGGGAAAGTCGTATTCGCTAAAGGTTCAATCGCTCCAGCTTCCGTAAAGTTAAACTTAGAACACGATCGCACTCGTCCAATCGGTAAGACTATGGACATGACACTAAACGAAGATTCGATCGATGCAGTATTTAAGATTACAAACACGACAGCGGGAACGGACGCGCTTACCGAAGCGATGGACGGACTTCGCGATGGATTCTCTATCGAACTAGCTGTCGATGATTACATCATGCAGAAGGACGGCACTATGCGCGTCTTAGCTGGAGAATTAACAGGCGTCGCACTCGTAACAGAGCCAGCGGTTCGCTCTGCTCGCGTTAGCGAAGTAGCTGCAACAGAAGGCGAAGAAGTCGCCGAAGAGATCTCCGATTCCACAGTGGAAGAGGAAGTAACACCAACAACAGAAGGAGACGAAGTGGACAACACCGTC